TCATCACCAAATTCAACATTGCAATCATCTTCATCGTTTTCATCAATGTATTTTTTTAATAATTCATCATCTTCCAAAAGTAATTTAGTGTAAAATACTAATTCAGCAACATGTTTTTTCTTTAATTTCCAACCTCTTTCGTTCTCTTTAACATTGGGTAAAATATCTCTAATAAAACCACCTGCCAGAGACGCATATTTTGTTGAATTAATGTTTTTTGTTCCTATTTTTAAGTAATTTCCCATATTATTTTCTCCTCATTAAATTTCCGTTTTCTATGCTTTCTTTCCAAAATAATACCTGACAATTTTCTTGAAATCTTTATCACTTACATAAGCAAACCTGGGCTTTGTTCCATTTGAATTAAATTCAGTTACACTTGAAATTGCATATCCTTGTACGGTTAATCCTGCCAGATATACAAGTAAGTTCAGTTTATATCCGAGACTGTCAAACTGAATTTCTTTTCTTAATTTCTGTACTTCTTCATCGTAATTGTCATCCACTTCGACAATCATTTCAGAAGCATATGTATTAACTTTATATAATCTATTGTTGATTTTTCTTACCATATTATTTTCTCACTTTCTATTCAAATAATTTATCAGTTATATGGTTTACTTCCTGACATATATCTTGTACTAATGCATCCTCATTAATAGTATCAATATTATCTTCACACCATACCTCAAACTCTGTTTGTCTTACAGTATTCTAAATAACTTTCCAATAACTCATATATCTTTTCTTGTGTTTCATTCATGTAATCAACCTCCAATCTTCCGTTTCATTGCCCAACCTTTATTTCGCTTCTGTCATAATTAGTCTGCATTCCAATAATTCCTTTTGGACTTTCACATAAAGCCCATCCGAAAGCAAGGCAATTATGTAATCTGATGTCAGCCATATCTCTATCGCAACCATAATTATTAACAAGATAATCAATTATCTCTTTATCAAAGTCTTCTGGATATTTCCGTTCTATATAAAATACTTTTTCTACTTTCATATATTATCACCCCTAACTAAATAGCCGATTCGTTAGATTTCCGTTTCATGTTAATCAAGTATGAATCGGTTTTCTTTTACGTTACTTACTCTATAAATTCCATTTATCTCTTGCAAAGAATAAGTAGTATTATTTCTTATATACTTATTGATGATTTTACAAGTAACTAATCTGCCCCATTTTTCTGTTACATAAACAGATATTTTTACTGTATCACCTATTTTATAATCCATTCCAATCGCTCCTATCTAAATCACAATTCCAATACTTACTCATAGTCTCTACATATATCCCTTACTGTATCTATCACATTTAGTTTAGAATCAATTCCATAACCACTCATTAAATCAAAAGAACTGTTATCTTTGGTATAAACTAAATCGCAATAATGATGCCATCCATCTTCTTCGTCATAAGCAAAAGTAATTTCAAGATTTATACCATCAACTATTTTGCATTGCCAAGGTCGTTCATCAAAGCTTTCGGGTTTATTACCTTCTCCGTTCCATAAAGTAGGATTCATATCATTAAAAAATCCATTTACAATTCTTGTGGCTTTTTCTCTTGTCATATTCTAAGTCTCCATTCTGTCAGTAAATCATCGTTTCATTGAATTTTATTTTTTATGAACTAATTCACTTAAAATCCAAAATGTTTCCGAGTCATATTCATTCCACATATTGAAGAATTTTAGCATTGTTGGAATTGTTTCTCCATTTTCTGTAATATTGCCTGTAATATTAATAAGACTCTGAATAAAGTTGTACATTTCATCAAATTTTATACTTTGCAACCGCATCTTCCCAATTGGCAATGATACAGATTTTGTCAATTTCTTCAGCAATTTGCTCTATTTGTTTTGCCGTACTACCAAACGTATCTTTAAGACCTCGACCGAAAGCTAGTTGTATATCATCCAAAGTCTTTTCCTTTTTTAATTTTAGATTGTATCGTCTGAGAAGATCTGGTAATTTTTCTTTATGGATAATTCCATAATAATTATCCCATTTCAACCATAAGGCTTCTGCAAATAATTCTTGTGGTAATCGCATATTATATCCTCCATTCTTCCAAAGAAACTCTTGTTTACTTACCATAATTTTCCGTTCCTTGCATATTCTAAGGCTGCCTCTTTCCCATTATGTTCGATTACTCCCTGAATAGAAAAATATAAATTATCTAAAAACTTCTCTTCTATCAGTCTATCTGGATATTCCTTTTTATATCTATTAATTGCTATCGAATATGGATCTTCAATATCTACATTTAATGTAATCTCATACTGTTCACCCTCGACCAACCGTTCATTTAACACTTCTGTTTCTAAGGGATAATTCATATCATTAATAGACATTCCATTCTTATCCACAAAATCATAAACTCCGTCTGCCTTTTTCCAAAAATCTCTTAATGTTTTTGCCATAATTCATCACTCCATTTCATACTTTGCATTCTCTATATTCTTTTTCAGTTAATAGTCCTTCATCGAACATATTTTCAAGCGTTCTATATACAGCATTAGCTCTCCAACTTGCATATAAAAAACCATCAAACTCTCCGATAAGTGCATCTCTGTTTTCTTCACTTTGTTTTTCTAATTTTTCTGCTAATATGAAATTGCGAAAGAAATATGCTTTATACATAGCTGCTTTAATTCTAAGATTCTCAACTTCATATTCCTGAGAAACTAATTTCTCTTGAGCTTCTAATAACTGTAACCCCATATTCCCTAATGGACTTCTTTCAATTCTGTTTCCAAAATAAGTATAATTCATATCTCATCGCTCCACTTCTATATTAATTCATCAACTTCAACTACATCAGGATTATCACTAAACCATGAATCATTCTCTGCAATTTCCTTTAACTCAATAAAATCTCTTTCAGAATCAAAGCAGTCGTTGTGTTTCAAATATGCCATCTTGACTTTTTCTCTTGCATCTTCATATGACTCTGCCTTTACAATTCCAACAGCCAATTCTTCAATCCTGTATGCATATAAGTTTGTAATATCTAACATATTAAGCACTCCTTTCCGCACTACAGAAGAAATCATCTTCTGTGAAACTATATCCATCATAGTGTTCATAAATAAATTCATCACTAACATATTCATCAATATTTGCAATCATTTCATATGACGGCTCATTGATATTAACTCCCATCACTTCTGCAAAAGTACCTTCATTTACAAGTTCTGAATAATATGCCTGTTTCAGTTCGTGTAACTGATCTCTATTTAATTCTCTTACTGTCATAATTTGTCACTCCATTCTCTAATTCCTGATTCTAACATCTTCTTATATAATGTTCTCTTTTGCGAATTAGTCATACATCTGATAGTAAGATCAATTCTGTTTTCAAGTTTTTTTTCATCAATTCCACAACTTAAAACATATTCTTCCAACAAATCATTGATTGCAAAATCTTTTTCGCAATTACAATATGCACATGTCTCCCAATATTCCATAATCTTCTTATATAACTTATCTACTGTTTTCATAATAATCACTCCTTAATCTACTTGAATAATTAATCTAATCTGTTTACCACCAACGCAATCAACGATGATTCCGTTGTCTACTGTTACTAAATTGTCTTTGAATACTCCAACTCTCTCAATATCAGGAGCGTCACCTGTTACCATTTTATCATTGAAGAAATCATACATTTCATATCTCTAATCTTATCCAACTGCTTTTTTAATTTTCCGTCATTGATTTCAACTTCATATCCTGAAAGATAAGATATAATATCACTTGCTCTTTTATTACTTCGTGTAATACAAACAGGCACTCCGTCAACTGAAATAACTGTCTTGTATGTACTGTTATACTGTTTTACCCTTGTTTGTGTTATATCCATACTATCTCACCTCCACTAAGTTATTCTCTTTAATCAACCGTAACTGCACCATCTTATTCAGATCCTTATTCACTGTAATCTGATTCTTACCATTTCCATAAATAAAATGACTACCACGACTTCTGATTTCGTGATAGCCATTTGCCTTGAGAATTGGTTCAAATTCTCGCAATCTTTTCGGTTTATGTTTACACATTTTAATCACTCTCCTTTCTTAATACAATAAAACGGTTCTTTCATTTGATTTTATACAACTAATTCTTCTCTGTAACTCTTGAGTGTATGAATGAAATAATATGATAAATACACGCTTTTAGTTGTATATTGCATTTCAAACTTACCAGTCATATCATTATAAAATGTATGTAATAGCAGTTTACTATTTCCGTGGTAACAATTTTTTGCTTTTTCATAGGTATATGGTTTCATATTATTAGGAAATATAAAACCCTTCCGCAACATCTCATTT